GTTCCAGGCGATGGTGCCGGACCCGAGCTGGTTCTCCGACAGCATGCCGCACGACCTGGCGAGCAAGGACGCTCGGGCGCACCTGCGGGGCAAGTGGTTCATCGAGCTGCCCGAGCTCGCGCAGTTCAAGCGCACGGAGCTCGCCGCGCTCAAGGGCTTCCTGACGACGGCCACGGACACGTACCGGCCGAGCTACGGCCGGCACGAAGTCACGGTCGCCAGGCAGTGCGTGTTCGTCGCCTCGACCAACGAGGACGAATACCTGGCCGACGCGACGGGCGGGCGGCGCTACTGGCCGGTGGCGCTGGGGGGCGAGGTCGACCTGGCCGGGATCCGGCGTGACCGCGACCAGCTCTGGGCCGAGGCCGCGGAGGCCTTCGGCAGGGGCGAGGCCTGGTGGATCACGGACAAGGCGCTCCTGCCGGCCGTCGAGAGGGTGCAGGCCTCGCGCAAGGTCGGCGACGGGTGGGACCAGATCGTCGCGGACTACGTGGCGACCAAGGGCGTCAACGCGATCGTCGCGGAGGACTTTTTGATGGACGTGATCAAGCTGGACCCGGCGGTCCTGCACGTCAGCCACCTGCGGCGGATCGGCGAGATCATGAGGGGCATGGGCTGGACGAGGCAGGCGGTGCGCCAGGAGGACGGGCGCCAGCGCAAGGGGTGGGTGCGACCGATCGTGCTGCGCGGGGTCGCAAATGATGGGGTCGCAGACGCGCGGGGTCGCGACGACGACCTGATCGAGAGGGACGACGCGCCGCGCAAGCGCGACCACCTGAAGGTCGTGCGACCCCAGTTGCGACCCGGCGAGGCGTGATGGGGTCGCACCAAAAACTGAGGCGCCGCAAGGCCGCGAGGGGCGTGCGACCCATGCGACCCATACAGTCTAATAGAGTTATGGGAAGGGGAGAAAACAGGGGCGAGGGGGCGCATGAGGGGCGCGTAAGCGCCTACGCGAGGCGAAATAACCCGCGTAAGGGATTTGACGGTCGCGAGGTCGCATGGGGTCGCACGGTCCTGGTGGGTCGCGGCGTGCCCTGCTGGAGGCACGGAGACAGGAGATGCGGATGGGACTGACGGTGGGGATTGACCCGGGGCTGACGGGGGCGGTGGCGCTCCTGCGCGGCGCGGAGCTGGTCGAGGTGGTGGACATGCCTGTCGTGCGGCCGAAGGGATCGAAGCCTCGGGTGGACGCGGGCGAGCTCACGCGCGTGCTGGCGACCTGGGCGCCGGTCGAGGCCGTGGTGGAGCGTGTCGGGCCGGCGCCAGGCGCGGGCGTGTCGAGCATGTTCCGGTTCGGGTATGGGGCGGGGGTGATCGAGGGCGTGCTCGCCGGCCTGGGGGTCAAGGTGGTCCTGGTGGCGCCGGTCGTGTGGAAGCCGGCGATGCGGCTGGGGTCGGACAAGGATCGGGCCCGTGCCGAGGCGCAGAGGCTGTTCCCAGGCCATGCGGGGCAGTTCGTGCGGGTGAGGGACGACGGGAGGGCAGAGGCGGCCCTGTTGGGGCTCTACGGGGTCAGGCTTGCGTTGGCCGCGAAAGGTGCTAGCCCTGCGGGCAAGTTCCATAATACCGGCCACGACGCGGGGGATGCGATCTGATGCCGCCGCTTGAGATCCACAAGCAGGAGCTGTTCGCCCAGGCGCTCGCGCATCATGGGCATCAGACGAGAGCGGCGATCGAGGCCGGCTACTCGACCAAGGGCGCGTCGGTCGCAGGCTCCAGGCTCGCGGCGAAACCCAAGGTCAAGCAACGGATTATGGAACTGCAGCGCGACAACCGAGAGAAGGTTCAGCGTGCCGTTGTCGCCGACAAGGCGTGGGTGCTGAACATGCTGGTTGCCAATGCGGAGGACGCGCTCAAGGCGAAAGACAGGCCTGCGGCAAACCGCGCGCTGGAACTTGTGGGCAAGGAGCTGGGCATGTTCGTTGAAAGGAAGATGGACCTGAAAAGCCCGCTCGACGGCCTGACCGCGGATGAGCTGCTGGCGATCGTCCGCCTCGCCGAGCAGGTCGAGGCGGGGCCTGCTCAAGCCGCACTGGCAAACCCTGTGGGTTTATCAGCACCCGTTGAAATGATTGACGTTTCGCCTCCGACGCTGGACCTGGAGGCGGTGAATGTACCCATCGAGGACGAGGACGACGCGATCTGACGCGCCAGGCGGGGCGGGGGCTCGGGCGCGGGCGGGCGCGGAGGCCCCCCGGGCCGGGGTCGAGGCCGGGGCGGCTGGAGCGGGGCAGACATGGCCCTCTGTAGGCCCCCCTCCCCGGGTGCCTCGACCGACCCATCCCCACCCCCCAGAATTTTCGGGTCCGGCCTCTGGCGATTTAGTTGCGTCCAGCGCAAGCTGTTTCGCCACACAAAACGGGAGCACCACATGAGGCAGCGCTTCACCTACGAGCACACGACCGTCCTGGTCGAGCCGGCCCAGATCGAGGTCTACGACGAGGACGGCGAAGTGACCGACGAGAAGCCGGTCGAGATGGTCCTGGAGGGCTACGCCATCTTCGACGCGAGGCGCGGGCACGGGGAGGGCCAGCATCTCGCGATCGCCATGGACCGCGACGCGGCCGAGCTGATCGTGGCGGCCCTGAACGGCGCCGAGCTCCCCGCCACCACCGTGGTCGGCGAGGCCGGCCTGCTGGAGATCGAGCGCGAGGGCGGGGTCTGATGGACCTGTCCTGGTGGCACGTTTTCTTCGCCGGCCTGGCCGGCTTCGCGCTCGGCGCGAGCCTGATGCTCTGGCTGCTCCACGACGACATCCCCTACGAGGACGAGCTCTATGACCCCGAAGCCCGACACGCCCGACGCGCCCGACGCGCTCGATAAGGCCCTGGCCCCGGCGGCCAGCAAGTTCATCCTGGCCCAGGACGCCGAGGTCCGGCGGTGGCGCGTCCTGCCGAACGGGACCGGCGTCCTGGCGGTTCGCTACCCCGACGTGGATCCTGACCTGGCCGAGATGCGGAGCGAGGACACGGTGATCGAGACATACCCGTTCGACACGGCCGAGCTCGCCAAGACGTTCATCCGCTGGCGCAGCACGGTCGCCGCGATGCGGCCCCTGGCGGTGCTCGAGAAGGCCCCCGTGCCGAAGGCCCGGCACTGATGGACCGCCCCGACCTCGACACCTGGGCCCTCGATCTGTGCGACCTGGTGGCCCGCCGGTCGCGGGATCCCTCGACCCGCGTCGGTGCGGTGATCCTGCGCCCCGACAAGACGATCGCCAGCGTCGGCTACAACGGGTTTCCGCGCGGGACCAACGACAACCCCACCCTCTACGCCGAGCGGCCGACCAAGCTGTTGCGGACGGTCCACGCCGAGGCCAACGCGATCGTCACGGCGAGGGAGCCGCTGCATGGCTACACGCTCTACGTGTCGCCCCTCCACCCCTGCGCGACCTGCGCCGGGCTGATCATCCAGGCCGGGATCGAGGTGGTGCGCTACCGCGCGCCGGCCGAGACGCCGTTCGCCTGGCATGAGAGTTTCGGCCAGGCGATGGACCTCCTGCGGGAGGCCGGCGTCGAGGTCTACCGCATCCCGCTTGCGTCTGGCGCGTAATCGCTTGATGCTGGCGAACCCTGGCCGGCGGGGCCCCCCTGGGGGACGGCCGGACGAGGATCAGACGGACAGTGCCTCGTCGTAGTCAACCCCGTCAGCCGGCGGGCCTCATCCTCCTTCTGGGGGCCGCGGCCGGCACCAACCGAAGGATCGGGCATGAACCGGACCGTCGACCCCAGGACGATCAAGGCGGCCGGCGCCGCGGCGGCGCAGCTCATCTCCGAGATGCAGCTCTCGCTCTACCGGCCCTACGAGAAACAACAGATTTTCCACTCGCTCGGGAAGGACAAGCGCGAGCGCCTGCTGATGGCCGGAAACCAGCTCGGCAAGACCTGGTCGGGCGGCGCCGAGGTGGCCTACCACCTCACGGGCGAGTACCCCGACGACTGGCCGGGCCGCCGGTTCAAGAAGCCGATCGCCGCCTGGGCGTCGGGCGTGACGTCGGAAGCGACCCGCGACACCGTCCAGCGCGTGCTGATGGGCCGCGTCGGGGCCCACGGCACCGGCATGATCCCGAAGCGGTCGATCCTGGACACCTCGGCCGCGCGCGGCATCGCCGACGCCCTCGACCAGGTCACGGTCCAGCACAAATCGGGCGGCAAGTCGCGCCTGGCCTTCAAATCGTACGAAAAGGGGCGCGAAAAGTGGCAGGGCGAGACGCTCGACCTGGTCTGGTTCGATGAAGAACCGCCCCTCGACATCTACCAGGAAGGCCTGACGCGCACGAACGCGACCGGCGGCTTCGTTTTCCTGACCTTCACGCCCCTCCTGGGCATGTCCGAGGTGGTCCGGCTGTTCTACCCGCAGCCCTCGACCCAGGATCGCGCCGTCGTCCAGATGACGATCGACGACGTGCCCCACATCACGCCGGAGCAGCGCCAGACGATCGTCAACGGCTACTCCGCGCACGAACGCGAGGCCCGCGCCAAAGGCATCCCGATGCTGGGCAGCGGCCGGGTGTTCCCCCTGCCGGAGACGAGCATCCAGATCCCGGCCTTCGCGGTCCCGAGCCACTGGCCGCGCCTCGGCGGCATCGACCTGGGCGGTTACGACCACCCCACCGCGGGCGTCAAGCTGGCGTGGGACCGCGACACCGACACGGTCTACGTGACCAACATCCACCGGCAGAACGCGACCATCCTGCAGCACGCGGCGACCCTGAAGACCTGGGGCGACAACATGCCCTGGGCCTGGCCGCACGACGCACTGAGCCAGGACCGATCGAGCGGCGAGACGTTCGCGGAGCTCTACCGGCGCCAGGGCATGAATATGCTTTTCGAAAAGGCGACCTTCCAGGACGGCGGCTACGGCCTGGAGGCCGGCGTCGCCATGATGCTCAACCGGATGGAGACGGGAGGCCTCAAGATCTTCGACCACCTCGGCGAGTGGTTCGAAGAGTACCGGATCTACCACCGCAAGGACGGCCTGATCGTGAAGGTCCAGGACGACCTGTTGTCGGCGACCCGCTACGGGCTGATGATGCTGCGCTACGCCTCCCTGCCGAAGGGCAAGGGCGGCGGCGCCCTGAAACGGAACATCAAGGGGATCCGGTGATGCACATTCTGGGGCTCGTCGTCGGCGGCGCCGCCGCCTATCTCGTCGTCGGGGTCGGCACGATCGAGGCCTGGGTCGCCGCGGCGGCCCTGATCGTCGCAGGGGCGCGCCTTGCGCGACGCGAAACCGCTTAGGTTGCACGAAAACACGAACACGACTATCTTCCGGCCGCGCGGTACTATGGCACCGCAGGCCGGGAGCTCTCCGCATGGCACGTCGACCCGTCTCTGCGCCCGAGCCCGAGCCCGAGGAGCTGGACGAGGACGCCCTCGCGAACCTTGACGAGGACGACGGCGAGGAGGCCGACGAGTTCGACCTTGAGACGATCCTGCGCGCCGAGTTCCAGGACGCCGAGGACTACATCGACAGCGACGTCTCGCCCTACCGCGAGATGGCGGCCCGGTTCTACCAGGGCCAGCCGTTCGGGGACGAGGAGGACGGCCGCTCGCAGGTGGTGCTGACCGAGGTCCGCGACACCGTCAACGCGATGATGCCGAACCTGATGCGGATCTTCGTCGGCGGCGACCATGTGGTCGAGTTTGAGCCGACGCGGGCCATGTCCGTGCCCCAGGCCGAGCAGGTCACGGACTACGTGGACTTCATCCTGGACGCGGACGGCAACTCGAAATTCGAGGTGCTCTACGCCGCCTTCAAGGACGCCCTCCTGAAGAAGCTGGGGATCGTCACCTGGCGCTGGGAGGACTACCAGTGCGTCACCGAGCACACGTACACGGGCCTCTCGATCGGCCAGGTGCGCCTGCTTGAGCGCGAGCCCGGCGTCGAGGTGCTGGCGCAGGAAGTCCGTGCCGAGGGCCCCGCCCTGCCGGCGGACGTGCAGCTCACGCCCGAGCAACAGCTAGAAATCGCCGCCCAGATGGAGGTCACGGTCGACCTCAAGATCCGCCGCACCGCCCAGAAGGGCCACACGCGGATCGAGGCCGTGCCGCCCGAGGAGTTCGTCATCTCCCGGTGGGCCAAGTCGATCGACACGGCGACCCTGGTGGGCAGGCGCCGCTACGTGAAGGTGTCCGAGGCGATCAAGCTGGGCGCCGACCCCGAGATCGTGCTCAAGAACACCGGCCGCGACAGTGACTTCGGCATCAACAACGAAGCCCTGATCCGCCAGCTCAACCCCAACATCCAATCGTCCAACAGCCCCGACCAGAGCCAGCTCGACGTCCTCCTGGTGGAGGTGTTCCTGCGCGCCGACGCGGACGGGGACGGCGTCGCCGAGCTGCACTGGATCCGCGCGATCGGGTCGAACTGCGAGATCTTCCACGACGAGATCGTGGCCGACGTCGACTACGCCCTCTTCTCGCCGAACCCCGAGCCGCACGCGATTTTCGGCCTCTCCGTGGCCGACGACACGATGGACATCCAGGACATCAAGTCGCACGTCCTGCGAAACACCCTCGACAGCCTGGCGTCGTCCATTTTCCCATCCCTGGTGGTGGTGGAGAACGCCGTCGAGATTGACGACGCGCTGAACACCGAGATGGGCCGCGTGATCAGGGCCAAGGCGCCCGGCATGGTCCAGAGCCTCGCCGAGCCCTTCATCGGGCCGCAGGCGCTGGGCGTCCTCGACTACCTCGACAACATCCGCGCCTCCCGCACAGGCCAGAGCAAGGCCTCGCAGGGCCTCGACCCCGACGTGCTGCAGAGCACCACCCGCGCGGCCGTGACGAGCACGCTGGCGGCGGCGCAGGAGCGGTCCGAGCTGATCGCCCGCACGTTCGCCGAAACGGGCCTGCGGCGCCTGTTCAAGGGCATCCTGCGGACGATCACGCGCCACCAGGACAAGCCCCGCACCATCCGCCTGCGCGGCCGGTGGGTCGAGATGGACCCCCGCGTGTGGGACGCCGAGGCGGACGTGAAGGTCAACCCGATCGGGCGGACCGACGACGCGACGAAGATGCAGGCCCTGGGGGCGATCGCCCAGAAGCAGGAGCAG